GTCGCCTCTTGCCGTGGTACCACAGAGAGTCAAATTTCCAGGCCAGAATGTTACTACGCGTGACAGTGACCTAGGGTAACCCTTCGGCCATCACGGATGGTGACTATGCCTCGGACCAGGAAAGCCGCTGGCCTCGCAGTCGATCCCCGCAACGGGCGTCGCGCCGACCTGACGGTTCTCGGCGGCGAGCGCTTCGAGCCGCCGGAGAACCTGTGCCCCGAAGCCGCTGCGGCCTGGGAGGACTACTGGGCCGACGCTGTTGCCCAGGTCCACACCCGCGTCGACCGCTCGATCCTGACCCGCTGGGTCACCGAGATGGATCGCTATCACCGGCTACTCGCGCAGGCTGACGCCTCGCCGATCGTGTCGGGATCGCAGGGACAGCCGGTAGAGAACCCGCTCTACAAGATCGCCTACGCAGCATTGAACGAAGTCCGCTACGTCGAGCGCCAGATGGGGATGGGCGCGCTGAACCGATCGGCGCTGGGCATCGCGGTCATCACCGAGCGAAAGTCCCTCGCGGATATGAACAGCCGGTACGGGGGTGTCGTCGATGACGGTCTCCGCTCCGTCCCGGCCGACGACCCCCGGGTCATCGACGGCTGATCCGGGCTGTCAAGCGTGCGGCTGGGAGCCGGTCCTCGGGGATCTGTGGCCGAGCCACGGAGGTATGGCCGTGGAGTGGATCGAGGACAACTGCATCTGCGCCGAGGGTGACTTCTATGGCCAGAAGATCGTGCTGCGTCTGGATCAGCGGCGGTTCCTCTACCGGTGGTACGAGTTCTGCCCACGCTGCGGTCAGTGGCACTTCGACGAGGCGCTCCGCGGTGAGGCCACCGGTGGCGGTAAGACGACGTTCATCGCCGCCGTGGTGGTGCTGGAGTTCGCCGGCCCCGACCAGATCTCGGTCCGGTCGCCGAACATCCCGATCGCCGCGGCGTCCTTCGAACAGGCGAACCTGCTGTTCGGCACGGTCGCGACGATGTGCGGAGGCCGGGACCAGTCGGCGAGGGAATCTCCGCTGTGCGGGTTCTTCGAGGTGTACGACACGGAGATCAAGTTCGCGGACGGGCGCCCAGGTCGGATCTTCCGGGTCGCCGCCGTAGCTGGCACGAACGAGGGCGGCCTGCCGTCGCTGTTCGTACGCGACGAGCTGCACGAGTGGGGCGACAACGGCTCGACGAAGGCCCGCGTCGCCACGGTCATCGGCAAGTCGACCCGTAAGCGGCGCACCACGCGCGGGTGCGGACGGATCATCAGCCTGTCGACGGCCGGGTTCGACAAGGACCACTCATTCCTCGGGTCGCTGTACAAACTGGGAGTCAGGGCCCGGCGGGATCCGGCGCTGGCGCCGCGGTTCCTGTTCGACTGGAAAGAAGCTCCGGACGGCCTGGACTACAAACTCGCCGCGCACCGCGAACGCGCGGTCGCCGCGGCATCCGGCGCGGCCGGGGTGCTGTGGAACGTCGCGGACCGGGTCGCGGACTGGGGCAAGCCGGCGTTCCCGTCGCACGAGTGGCTGCGCTACTACGCGAACAAGTGGGTCGACATCGCCGAGGATTCGTGGCTGAAGGACCACCCGTCGGCGTGGGCGGACTGCGAGGGCACCTGGACGTCGGATCAGGCCAACCCATTCGTAGTTGCTGTCGACATGGCGTTGAAGCACGACTCGGTCGCGGTGTCGCGCATCGAGCAGTTGCCAGACGGACGGTTCGCGATCACGTCGCGGATCTGGCTACCCGATGACGGGCCGATCGATCACCTCGACGTGTTCATCTACGCCAAGGGCCTCGCCGTCGGTACCGGGTTCGCTGGGGTGGTGTACGACCCGCGGTTCTTCGAGGTGCCAGCCCGCACCCTGGAGGACTCGGGGATCCTCGCGATCCAGTTCGACCAGACCCCGCAGCGGATGGCGCCGGCGTGCGGCCTCGCCTTCGAGCTGATCATCGGCAAGCGAGTGGTTCACGATGGCGATCCGGACCTGGGCGCGCACATTAAGTCCGCAGCGAAGCGGGAGCAGGACCGCGGGTTCACCCTCTCGAAGGGCAAGTCCAAGCGGCACATTGATGCCGCGATCACCCTCGTGATCGGGCTGTGGATCCTGCACGAGGTGCCCGAGCCGGGCCCGAACGCTCCAGCCACGGCCCCTTCGTCGCCAAGCTCCGCCGCCTCGGGCGCGTTCTTCCGCCCGAGCTCTCGACTCGGAATATAGGAGGCGACCGTGTACGTGCCCCTGCCCAAGATTTCTCCCGGCGCGCTGACGAACCTCCTCGGCGTGGCTGGCCTGTTCGCGATTGTGTTCGCGATCGGCTCGCTGACGAACTGGCGGTGGGGCGTATTGACCGCTGGCCTGTTCGCCGTGGTGTTGACGGTGATCGCGCAGGCGCAGCAGTCGCAGGCGACCCCGGCGGGCGCGTCGGTGACCCCGATCGCCGCTGCCCGGTCGCGGATCGCGGCCGAGGCCGAGCGCGTTCAGGCTGAGTTCCCACGGGTCGAAGCGACCGGCTGACCGGTGATCTCCATCGGGGAAGTCGAGGCACGCGTCGAGGCTCTTCGCGCTGGCGCTGGCGACGACCCCGAGGCGGACCACGGCGAGCGTGACGGCCTGCTCCTCGCCGCGCTCCGAGCCATTGCAGGCGGTCATCCCGAGCCTCAGGAGATGGCGGCTGCGGCGCTGAAGGTGGCGGACGCCGACATGGTGCTGTGGTCCGCGTGAGGCCCCTGTTCTTCCCGGCCCGGACCCGCGCGGTGGAAGCCGCGCAGCCCGCACGCGCGGTCGAGGCGACCCCGGATCAACTCGTTGCCTCCGGTGCGGTCATCGGCTCGTGGGGCCGCGACCCCGTGGACGGGGACACCGGCTGGAAGCTCCACGGCTCTGTCGGCCGCGAGGTCCCGTACTGGTCGCAGGAGAAGGCCCGCGCCTACTCGATCGCCGCGTACCGAATCAACCCGATGGCCCGCGCCATTATCGACACCTACACCAGCTTCTGCGTCGGCGACTCCGGGGTCACCTTGCAGGTGACGAACCCCGAGGTCCGGATCGTCGCCGAGGAGTTCTGGAACGACCCGCGCAACTGCCTACAGATGCAGGATCTGTTCCTGCGGGATCTGATGCTCAACGGCGAAACCGCGTGGGAGATCATGCAGGGCGCCGGGTCTGGGGTGGTGCGCTACTCCCCGTTCGACCCGAGCTGGATCGTCAACGTGAAGCTCCTCAACGGCAACCCGCTGTGGCCCTCCGCCGTGGTGCTGGGACAGAACATGACCGCCGGCACTCAGGGCCGGGAACTGTCCGTGGTGATGGTCGATGACGCGACCGGGCTGCGTGATGGTGAGGCCATCTTCTGGACCCCATGGAAAGCGCTCGTCACGGACCGGCGCGGGATGCCGTTCATGTCCGCGATCGTCGACCAACTCGACGCGTACGACACGATCATCTCCAACCTCATCGACCGCACCGCGCTGGCCCGCTACCTCGTCTGGGATGTGACGGTGACCGGCGGGCAGGACGCCGTGGACGCGTTCGTGACGTCCCGGGGCGGGATCCACATCCCGCAGTCGGGCTCCGTCGAGGTCCACAACGAGTCCGTGGTCTGGGAGCCGAAGACGGCCCCGACCGGGGCGATGGAGGACTCGCAGGCCGCCGGGACGGTGCTGACCGAGATCGCCGGTGGGGCCGGGCTGTCCAAGCATTGGCTCGCCGAGCCGGACGGCGCGAACCGGGCCACGTCGCACTCCATGGCCGAGCCGGTACGCCGCCGGGTCGGTGGTGTGCAGAAGACGTGGCTGGGCTACATGACCGAGTTGGTGCGCCTCGCGGTGGACCGGGCGGTCGCCGCTGGGCGTCTACCTGCGACGGTGGAGGCGACGGATCCGCGTACGGGCGCGAAGTACCAGATCCCGGCCAGCCAGACCGTGACGGTCACCGGGCCGGAGATCGCCGCCGCCGACAGTCAGGTCACCGCTCAGGTGCTGCTGAACCTGTCGACGGGGCTGGGGAACTTCGTCAAGAACGGCATCATGTCGGCGGCGGCAGCGAACCTCGCCGCCCGCAAGGCATGGGAGCAGTTCGTCGGCGTGCCATACACCGCCGACCTGGACGGGCCGAAGACGAACCCGGACGACCTGGCCACCCACATCGAGGACAACAACGGTAAGACCCTGACCCCTCCGTCGTCGGCGACCGAGGCGCACACCGCAGCCGGTGAGCGCGGCGCGATTCGGCTGCGTGACTACTGGACGCACGGTGAGGGCCTGGCGAAGTGGGCGGACGCCCCGCAGCCGTGGACGACCTTGGAACACCACCTGGTGCAGTTCATGCCGGCGGACAAGGCGAAACGAACGGCGGCCGAGTGGTTCCACTCGGTGATGGGCTTTTGGCCCGGCGCTGATCTGAATCGTGTTGCGCACGGCAAGCCGCCGCGCGGCCATCTCGTCGGCCCCGGCTGACGGATCGAAGGAGAGACATGGATAGGAAAGAAGCCGCCGCGCTGCTCGGCTGCCCGGTCTTCGAGGTAAGGGCGGTCGCCGACGGGGTCATCACCACCCGAGACGGATCCCAGCACGAGGTGCCGGCTGGTCAGGTCGCGCACTGGGTGCGGACCAACCCGACGCAGACGCCGCCGCGCTACCGCGCCGTCCTGGTCGAGGACGAGCCCAGCGAAGACGACGAGGACGCCGGACCTGCGGTCGACACTGACGGCGACGGCGTACCGGAGGGCACCGCGCTCCAGATCCTTGAATGGGTCGGCACTGACAAGGACCGGGCGGCGAAGGCGCTGGACGTCGAGGCGGCCAAGGGCGATTCGACGCGCAAGAGTCTCGTCGCCGCGCTGGAGAAGCTGGCCGGCTGATGCCTACCGCCGCCGAGTTGCTCCGTGAGGCGTACTGGTCTGAGGACATGCACCCGCGCGCGGGTGCCGGTTCCCCGGCCGGTGGCCAGTTCGCGGCGAGCAGTTCCGGCGGCGGCGCGGCGACCAAGCCCGCGCCGAGGACCGGGCATCGGGTGGCCCCAAGAACCGCGTCCAAGACCAACCCCGCCACCGGCCCACTGAAGGGCACCTTGGCTTACGACCGGGCTCACAACACCGGTCCCGGGTACGACTCGCCTCACGGCGACCCGCACGTGCACCAGTTGCAGGAGGCGTTGACCCGGCTCGGCGTCACCGACCGCAAGGGCCGGCGCCTGGTCGATGACGGGAAGCTGGGCCCGCTGACCACGCAGGCGGTTAAGTCGGCGCAGGTTCGCCTCGGGATGGCCCCGACCGGTCGGGTCGACGCGGCGTTCCTGGCCAAGTTGCAGGGCCTGAAAGCGTTGCCGCCCAAGCCGGTCCGCCGCCGACGTCGGGCCAAGGCTTCGCTGAGCGCAGCGGATCTGCTGTTCGGATCCTCTCCTGCTCGGGAGGCGCTGGAAGCCTTCAACCCGAACGAGCCCCGCGAACCGCACACCGGTAAGTGGGGCCACGGTGGGCCAGGCGCCGCCAAGGACACCCTGAAGCTGTCCGGTCGTATCAAGCTCGACGTCGGCGAGCACCTCGTACGAAGCGACGTCCTGGCCACCGAGGACGGCAGCGTTGTCCCGGTGGCTTGGGTACAGACCAAGTCGGGTCGCACGCTGCGTATCGGTATCGGAATCAACGCGGAGGACAAGAAGCGCTGGCAGGGTGCCGACCGGGGAAACACCGTGGTCCTCGATGAGGGTGGGGTCGCGAAACTCACCGACGCGATCACCTCGATGCGCGCCGCTGGGCCCGAAGGCATGGCCCGGGAGAAGGCGCTGACCTCCCGCTCCGATGCGCTGTCCCGCAAGCAGCGCGGCCTGATCCGTCGGCAGTACCCGAACCTCAGCAAGGCGCAGGCCAAAGAGCTCGACCAGATCGATGCGCGCGACGTTGAGATGGCCTCTCGGATCGATAGTATGCGGGAGCAGAACCATCGCGGGTTTTCCGAGTTGTCGCCGAAGAGCCAGGCCGAATGGAAGCGCGTCGACGCCGAAATCAAGCAGATCTCGGATGATCGCGGGAAGCTCTACGAGCAGTTCTGGGCCGGCGGCGGACGCGATAGGGGTCTGCTGGATCAGGCGAAGACCCTCGACCGTCAGATCGGTGACCTGCTCGACAATCAGGCGAATCTCCACAACGAGCGGGAAACGTCCGGCAAGGCCAAGGTTGGGTTCGTCGCGATGTACAAGCGGCGCAAGGAACAACTCGACAACCTCATGGAGGAGCGGGACCGTTCGCAGGCCCGTCGCGAGGAGTTGACCGGCGACCCGGTTCCGCTTTCACCGCAGGATGCTGCTGAGTTGGCGAATACGTCCGCCGAGCTGGAGCGTGTCGACCAGGAGCGATTCGACCTGATCGACGGCGGCGAGTTGGCCGGTGGCGTCATTTCCGGCCGTTGGGGCGACTTGGCGTACGAGGCCACCATGAACGACCTTCCGGGGGTCAGCTACCGCATCGCGGTGCGCCGACCGAATTCCCCTCCGGATTGGTCGCTGGGTGACGACTCGACCGAGACCGAATTCACGGCCCCGGAACTCGACCAGCTCCTGAAGTTGCTTACGAGCAGCGCTCAGGAAACAAACTCGATAGCCGTATCTAATGCGTAGGAGGTTGCAGGTGAGCACGCCGACTACGTGGCGGGACACCGTCATCGCCGCAGTCCACGAAGCCGCCGAACAGGTCGACCTTGACCCGTACGCCCTGTTGGATTCCCGGTCCTTCGTCGAGTCCCTCGACCCGCTCGTGGGGCTCGAAGGCGAGGCGCTGGAGCAGGCCGTCGCAGCGGCGGTCCGCGAGGCGGTCGGGCCGCCGGAAGATGAGAAAGGCGCCGAGCCGACCACCGAATCCGACCGGATTTCGGGGCGGGTACTGGAGGCGAAAGGCACCGACGAGAACGGTGGCCGCGTCTACCACATGCGGATCATCAAGTTCGGTGACTCCCGCAACGGCCGCCGCTACCCGGCGAAGGTCATGCAGGAGGCGGTGTCCAAGTACGAGGGCGCGAAAGCCTACGACCACCACCGCACCGCGCAGGAGCTCACCTCCTCGACGCTGACCGGACTGGTCGGCACCTACCGCAACGTGCAGGCCGGCGCTGACGGACTGTACGCGGACCTGCACCTCCTTCCCTCGGCGACGCACACCGCCGAATGCCTCGACGAAACTCTGACCGCGCAGGCGGCCGGGAGGCCGGCGATCGTCGGCGTGTCCCACGACGTGATGGCGCATTTCCAGCCCGTCAACGACGCCGGGCGCCGCCTGCAGGAGGCAACCCAAATTGTCGACGTCCAATCAGCGGACGTCGTAGCGAATCCATCCGCCGGTGGCATGGCCGTTCGGGCCGTGGCCGGTGGAACCAACACCGAAGAGGAGTCAGACGTGCCCACAAAGGCTGACGTGCTGGCCGCGTTCAAGGAAGCCACGGACGACGAGCTCGCCGCGGTTGGCCTTTCGCGGGCACCGACACCCACCACCGAATCTCTCGTCGCGGCCACGCCGCCCACTCGGGCGGTCGAGGCGGCCGAGCATGTGACCGAGGGCGGGTTCGACAAGAACTCCGCGCTCGGCCGGCTCATCGCCAAGGACAAGCTGGCCACCGCCGGCCTGTCCGCTGTGTCGGAGTCGTTCCTCGGCTCGCTGCCGGACCGGTTCACCGAGTCCGACCTCGACGGCCGGATCGCGACCATGAAGGAAGCGCAGGCGCACTACGAGCGCGCCGGCCTCATCCCGCAGGTCACCGCGCAGGTCGTCACCGAGTCCTTCGACAAGAAGGTCAAGGCCCTCGACGCGTTCTTCCAGTCCGACTTCCAGAACGGTTACAAGTCGTTCCGGGAGGCGTACCTGGACTTCACCGGCCACCGCCCGCAGTTCCTGGACGCCGACCTCAACCGCAAGATCCTGCGGGAGTCCTTCGCGCCGGACTACGAGTACAACAGCACCCGGGCAACGGAATCGCTGTCGTCCAGCTCGTGGAACCTGGTGCTCGGCGACTCGGTCACCCGCCGGCTGATCGCGGAGTACAACACGCCGGCCCTGATGGACTGGATGAAGATCGTTTCGTCGATGCCGCCAATCAACGACTTCCGTACCCAGCGCATCGAGCGCCTCGGTGGCTACGGCATCCTGCCGGTCGTCGCGCAGGGCGGCCCGTACCAGCCGCTGACGAGCCCCACGAACGAAGAGGTCACCTACACGATCGGGAAGCGGGGCGGCACGGAAGACGTCACCCTGGAGACGATCGCGAACGACGACGTGCGCTCCATCAGCAAGATTCCGTTGCGGTTGGCGTTGGCCGCGAAGCGGACCATCTTCGACTATGTCTTCGAGCTCGTGCGGCCCGTAGCGGCCGGCGCGGGCCCGCTGGGCACCCTGGGCAACCCGAACATCTACGACTCGTCGGCGCTGTATGTCGCCGGCCACAACAACACCGCCGCGACCGCCCTGAGTCAGACGAACCTGTCCCTCGCGCGAGCGGGGATGCGCAAGCAGTCCGGGTACGGCGACGTACAGAACATCCTGTCGGCCACGCCCCGGCTGCTACTGGTCCCCCCGACCCTGGAGGAACTCGCGTACCAGTTGTGCACCTCGGCGGTCGCGATCCCGGCCACCCCGGCGGGCGCGGCGAACACCCCGAACATCCACCAGGGCCTGGACTACTCGGTGATCGACTACTGGGACGCCCTTTCGGCCACCCAGTGGGCGGTTGTCGCCGACGTCAACTCGATCCCGACCGTCGAGGTCGGCTTCTACCAGGGTCAGCGCGACCCGCAACTGTTCACGCAGTCCGACCAGACGGTCGGCTCGATGTTCAACGCCGACAAGTTCACCTACAAGATCCGGCACATCTACGCCGGTGCCGTCCTCGACTTCCGCGGCTTCTACCGCGGTAACAGCTGATAGGGAAGCGGTAGACCAATGCAGCTCAGCGAACTCTCTGGGAACCTCGGTCTTCAGATCCCGGTCCCCTACATCGTCGGCGCTTCGGCAGCGGCGGGCGGCGGGAACCTGGTGTGTCCCGGCAAGCTCCAGATCGTCTCGGCGAGCCTGGTCGTCAACGCGACCCTGACCGGTCAGGCAACCAACTTCATCACCGTGTCGTTCTTCAACCGCACGACCGGTGCGGGCACCATCGCGTGGGCGACCGCGATCGCCTACTCCTCCGGCGGCGTGGTGGCCACGAAGGCAACCCCGGTGGTCCTTACGCTATCCACGACGGCAACGGACCTTCAGCCGGCGGCGGGTGACGTGCTCGCGGTGGAAATCACCACCACGGGTACGGGCCTGACCTTCCCCGGCGGCGTCGTCTCCCTCAACGCCACTTTCCGCTGATCGGGGGATCCACATGCTCCCGGTCGTTTCGCTGAACGCGGTGACGGAGGTCGGCGCCGGTTTCTCGCGGGAGATGGAGCAGACCTACGTCAACCACATGATGATCGCCTTCATCACGGGGTCGCCGACGGATGTCCTGCTCACCCTGGAGGGCTCACAGGACGGTGTGCACTGGACCGCCTGCGAGGAGGTCACCTGGACGGCCGACAGCGGCATCGCCGACCCGTACACCACGTATACGACCGCACCGACGGGAATGCCCCTGAGGCACGTGCGGGCCAACCTGGTGTCGTTCGCGGGCGGTACCGATCCGACGTTCACCGCGACGATCGCGAGCGCCTGATGGCAAACCAATCCACGCCGCTGGATGTTTCGGCGCTCGGGCTGCTCTTCACGGGCCCGTTCACCTGGCGCGGCTTCTCCATCGCCAGCGTGGCCGGCGCCGACGTCGTGATCTACGACAACACGTCTGCCGCGGGTCTGGTGTTGGCGGCGTTCACCCTCGGCGCTAAGGGCTGGGCAGCCGAGAACGTCAGCGATGGGATGCGCTGCACCAAGGGCATCTTCGTCGTCTCCTCGGCCGCGCTGACCGGGCACGTCAGGATCGGGTGAGGTGAGCCGTGGCAGCCCTGACCCGTGTGGCCAAGACCGCCGCGGCCACCCTCACGCACACCTTCTACGCCGGCACCGGCACCGCGTCGGAGGCCGCGACCGACTCGACCACCACGGTCACGGTCGCAGTCACCGACGCGAACGGCACAGCGGTCACGTCCGGGAACGCCGCCCACGGCGCGACCGGGGTGTACACGTTCGCGCTGCCACCGCAGGCGAACCTCGCGCTGCTGACGGTGGCGTGGTCAGCGACGATCGCGACCGCCGCGGTGGTGGAGAAGGATCTCGTCGAAGTGGTGGGCGGGTTCTTCTTCACCCTCACCGAAGGCAGAGCCTCCGACGCGTCCCTTTCGGACGTGACGAAGTACCCGTGGGTGGATCTGGCCTGCGCGTTGACGGAGGTCGAGGTTGAGGCGGAGTGGATCTGCGACCGAGCGTTCGTCCCGCGTTACCGGCGGGTCCTGCTCGACGGTTCGGGTAGCGCCAGCCTGACCCTGCCGGACCCCGACGTGCGGACCATCCGGTCGGTGTCGGTGGCACCCCGGGCGGGGCAGACGTTCGTCGCGCTCACCGGCGCCCAACTGGCCGCGCTCGTCGTCAAGGCCGACTCCACGCTGAAGCGGGTCGACTCCAACATCTGGACCGAGGGCGACCAGAACGTGGTCGTGGAGTACGAGTTCGGCCTGGACGTCCCGCCGATCCAACTGGTGAAGGCCGCGAAGACCCGGTTCCGGAGCAGGTTGACGTTCAACAAGTCCGCGATCCCGGACCGGGCATCCAGCTTCACCGCCGCCGACGGCGGCACGTATCGCATCCTCCTGCCGGACGCCTTCCGCACGGGTATCCCCGAGGTCGACGCGGCGTACTCCCGGTACTCCCGGCGGGTTCAGGCCAACGCGGGCGCTGATCAGGGCGCCCGGTACCCGGCCAGCCGCACTCTGAACTACGACCCGCAGCGCAACGCCCTGTTCCACGGCGGGATCCGGTAGTGGCCGGCACGAACGCCGCCGCCGCGAAGCTAGCGCTGATCAACCTCATCAAGGCGTCACCACCACCGAACACCCTCGTCGACTACGCCTACGTCGGGAAGAGCGATTCGGCTTCCCGGCAATACCTGTGGGGCGGCAAGTCCACGTTCCAGCAGGACTACTCGGCGCTGCGTGGCGGCACGAAGCCCCGCGATGAGGTGCTGACGATCGACCTGCACCTGTCGGTGTATCAGCCCGGCGGTGCGTTCGAGGACACCGACGCGGCCTGTGTAGCCATCGGCCTGGTGGTCGAAACCCTCATCGCCAACGACGTGCAGTTGGGCGGCACGATCCCGGGCCTGCGCTACGCGGGGATCGAGGGCGGGGAGCTCGACAACTCCGCTGACGACGACGGCGTGGAGTCCCACATCACCTACCACGTGATCTTCAAGTCCCGGCTGTTCTAGGAGCACAGATGCCCGATGTCGTGAGGCTACGAAACAACTACGGGCATCCGGTCGAGCTCGACCATGTGCCCGGCCCGAACCCGGATCACGGTGACGTGGTCGAGGTGCCCGGCACGCTGGTCACCGATGAGGCCGAGTACCGGCGGCTGATGGGCATCCCAACCGACCCGTCCGCACCCGGCTACGTGGCGTTGCCCCCGGACGTGGGCGGCTACATCTGGGTGCTCGGCGCCGACGGGCAACTGCGCGGCTGGCCGATGAGTGTGTGGGATCTGGTCACCGAGGCACCGTCCACTGTGGACACGAAGGCGAAGGGGAAGTAAATGCCCGGCTCCGGTCTCGGAACCCAGCTCGGTCTCATCCCGGAAGTCACGGTCGGCACACCGCTGACCGTGACCCGGTTCTACGAGATCGACAAGCTGTCCCCAACGCATCAGAAGATCACCGCTGTGTCGCAGGGCCTGCGGGCGACCGCCCGGGGCCACCGCGAGCGGAACCGGACGATCACCGGCAAGGGCGTGCAACTCTCCACGTCGCTGACGGTGTTCAGCAAGGGCTTCGGGATTTTCCTGTCCCATGCACTGGGGAGCAGCACGATCGCGCAGATCGCGGCGACGCCGACGTGGCGGCAGATCCACCTCGTCGGTGACCTGACCGGCAAGGGCATGACGATGCAGGGCGGCTTTCAGGAGTCGTATTCGACCACCGTGCGCCCGTTCACCTACAACGGTTGCAAGATAACGGATCTGGAGTTGGCCTGCCAGATCGACGGCTTGCTGAAGATGAACCTCAGCATCGATGGCTGGAACTGGACGAACGCCACCGGGCTGGCAACCACCGCGTACCTGGGCACGATGGAAGAGTTCAACTGGAGCCAGGTCACCGCCACGGTCGGCGCGACGGCGAGCACGTCGGCCGGCCGCACCACGGTTTCGGGTGGCACCGCGATCAAGGGCCTGCGCGGGATCTCCCTGAAGATCGGCAACAAGCTCCGCACCGACCGGCGGGTGGCCGGCGGCGCAGGGGTCAAGATCGAGCAGGCCGAGAACGACTTCAGGATGTTGACCGGGGACCTCGACGTCGAGTTCGCCGACCGCACCCAGTTGGTGGACCTGTTCGACCCGGACACCTCGACGACCCTTGTATTCACGTGGACCGGGGTCACGGATGACGGGTCCGGCAACAAGCCGGTCATTAGGGTCATCTACCCGAAGGTCAAGTTCGACAGCGGGAACCCCGACGTGGGCGGCCCCGACATCGTCGATGGCAAGGTGTCGTTCACGGCGTACGAGCAGGACGACGGCCTGAACCCGTTGTGCCAGTTCGAGTACGAGTCGCAGGACACCGCAATCTAGTCATGGCACTCGATGTTCAGATCAAGGGTGCGAACAAGCTCCGCGAGATGGCCATCCAACTGCGCCTGGCCGACAAGCAAGTCCTCGGCCGGGAGCTGAACAAGGCCATCAAGGACGCGGCCACCCCAACGCTGAAGGACATCCGCGACTCAGCGGAGAGCCTGAAGACGACCGGGGTCCGCAAGCCCGGCGCGAAGCACCCGTTTACGAAGGTCATGCCGCCGAAAGGCTTGCGGCACAAGGTCGCCGAGTCTGTTGAGGCTCAGGTGTCCGTGTTCGCCGAGAACCCCCGGGTGCGGTTCCGCACAGGCAAAGGCCTCCCGCCGGAGCTGGCGAACATGCCCCGCAACCTCGACAGTCCCGGCACGTTCCGCCACCCGGTGATGGGCAACCGGGAGGTGTGGGTCAGCCAGCGCGGTGACCCGTGGTTCTGGAAGCCGATCGAGCGCAATCTCGGCACGTTCAGGGGCGAGATTGACAAGGCGTTGGACCGTACCCGCGAGTTCCTGGAAAGAGGCTGAGTGCTGCACATCCGGCTGTCCGACGAGGATCGGGAACGCCTCGGCTGCCCCGAGTGGCTGGACATCGACCTGAACTCGGTCACCGCCCGGGAGGCCGCGGTCATGCAGCGCGGCTTCGACCTGGACGGAGAGAAGGCGGCCTTCCCCACGCCTGGGGCGTGGCGGGTCGCGCTGGGTACCCCGCCGTGGAGTTTCGCCGGCTGGGTGTTCCTCGTCTGGTTCGCGTTGCGCCGTGCCGGTATCACGGTGCCGGTTGCCGAGCTGGACTTCGACATCGACCAGTTGACATACAAGGGCGACGAGTCCACCAGCGCCGAGGAAGACACCGACCCCGAGGCGAGCCCGGGAAAAGACGACGCGCCGCCGCCGCCGCCGAGCGAGAGCGCGCCAGCACCGACATCGACGCCCTAGTCCAGCAGTACATGACGCGGTTCATGCGCTGGTTCCCCGGCATCCCGTACGCCGAAATACCCGACATGCCCTACGAACTGTGGGCTGCGTGCCGGGCGAGCGTGGACAGGTGGGAGGCCGGCGGTGGCTAAAGACCTTGTTCTTGACGTAGTCGCGAAGAAAAACAGCCGGGACCTGTCGACCCTCGCCGATGAGTTCGACCGCCTCGCCAAGCAGACCGACGACGCCGGCAAGAAGATGCACCAGACCGGCACCTTCAGCCAGTTCCTCGACAACGAGCTGAAGAAGACGAAGACCACGGTCAAGGAGCTCGGCGAGGAGTTCGAGAAGACCGGCGACAAGGACGTCTTCGCGAAGCTGCGCGGAGCGCAGTCCAACGTCAAGTCCCTGGAGCGCATCAAGGGCGACCTGGCGAAGGCTCTCGAAGACGGCGGCAAGGACGGCGGCACTCGGGCCGGGGGAATCTTCGGGCAGTCGTTCGCGAAGCAGTTCTCCGCAACGATGGAGGGCTTCTCCGCGAACCCGTTCAGCGGACCAGCGCTCGGTATCGGCCTCGCGGTCAGCATCGCCGCGGCGGCCCCGATGGTCGGTGCCGCCGTTGACGCTGCCCTGCTCCTCGGTGTCGGCGCTGGCGGTCTGGCCATGGGCATCGTCGGGCAGATCCACGCCCCGATCGTGCAGTCGGCGATCGCGAGTCTGGGTCGGGAGTTGGGTGTCGACTTCAACGACGCCACGTCGTCGTTCGCCATCCCGCTCGCAGGTGCGGCGAACATGTTCCGTGACACGTTCCACGGCGAGGTCATGCCGGCCCTGAAAAAGGACTTCGACATCCTGAGCAAGGAAGTCGAGCCTCTCGCGGCCGGGCTCGGCGGTGCGTTGACGAACATGCTTCCCGGGTTCGATGCCGCAGTGGAGAAGTCCGCGCCGCTGCTGCACGAGCTCGCGATGGATATGCCGGACCTGGGCTCGGCGATCTCCGATTTCTTCGACTCGATGGCCGGCGGCGAGGAGGGCGCGGTCCAGGGTCTGCGGACGATCCTGATGCTCACCGAGTCCGTGATCACCGGCACCGGGAATTTGATCGAGAACCTGTCCAACGGGTACACCCGGGTAACCAGCCGGGGGCTGGCGTTCACGTCGAACCTGGAGGCCATTTCTTTCGGCCTGCAAACCCAGTACCCAGCGCTCGCGGGGGTCACAGACAAGCTCGACGACATGCGCACCGGGTTCGACAACATCATCAACGGTCCGCCGGAGCAGATGGCGAAGGCGTTGCACGGCGTGGGCGCCGCCGCCGCGCTGACCTCTGACGACTTCGCACAACTGACTCAGGACCTGAGTAAGACAACGGCCACCATGGACAGCGTTGAGGCGGCCATGGCCAACAAGATGTTCACCACGATCATGAACGTTGATCAGGCGAATCTTAACTGGCATTCCTCGCTGCTGGACCTCGATGACGCGTTGAAGAAGAACCACCTCGCTATCGACAAGCACACCGCCCTCGTGGCGGACAACACTCGGGCGGGGATCGAAAACCGTAAGGCGATTGACGCTGTCGCGCAAGGCAACATGGCCACCTACCAATCCAATGTCGCCGCTGGCATGGCCGCATCCGACGCCGCGAAACAGTACGACGACAACACCGCCGCGCTGGAACGGCAGCTGAAGAAGGCCGGCTACACGCAAGCGCAGATCGACAGCCTGATTGGCTCGTATAAGGCGATCCCCACGAAGATCGATACCGATGTGGCGACTCACGGCCTGACGGAAGCGATCCAGGGCCTCACTGACACAATCGTGCTGGCCAACCACCTCGACGGCCGGGTGTCACACCTGACGATCGAGGAGGAGCACCGCACCACCTACACCGGCGGCAACGACTACCACGGCCATGCCTCGGGCAGCTCGATCACCGGGGCGGGAATCATCAAGGTCGGCGAGATGGGCCCCGAGTACCTGTCCGTTGGCTCCGGTACGGCCCCGATGTACGTCACACCCAACAGCGCGATCAACGGCGCGGCGAACAGCGGGGGGCAGGACCTCGGCACGATCACCGTGGTCGTGCAGTCCGAGGACGGCAACGAGATCATCCGCAAGATTGTCGCCGTTGGGCGCAGCACCAACCGCACCACGTTCAACTCCCTGATCCCGGTCGGCTCGGCTCGATGACCGCGTGGGAGAACTACCACCTCGAATGGTCGCCGGATCCGCTGTCTGGGATCGTGGTCATGAACAGCAACCCGTGGTTTGAGCCGTCGCTGAACACCACCGGGTGGTCTACCCAGAACAACGCCACCATCGCGGTGTCCTCGGCGCAGCCGCACGAGCGTACGCAGTCCCTCCTGGTTACTCCCGACGGTGTGACCGCCGTGCCTCAGGCGCAGAGCGACGACGTTGCCATCGTCGGGGGGCAGTCCTACGTTTTCAGCGCCTGGTTGCGGACCACGTCCGCCGCGACGAGGGTTGCCGGGATCTTCTGGTTCGACATCGGGCACGCGTTCATCTCGGCCAACACGGTCAGCACCGCGTTAGTCGCAGGGGTGTGGACGCAGTACGGGCCGGTCACCTACGTGGCACCATCCAACGCCGTGTACGCGCGGATCAAAACCAACGACCCGGGCATCCCGGCCGCAGCCAACCCGTGGTGGGTTGACGAGGCCACCATCACCAACGTGACGCCGGTACAGCCGACGTGGCTGGACATCACCCCGTACGCGCTGGCGCAGGGCGGCGGCTCACCGATCAGCATCACGACCGGCTCCCCGGCGGGGATGGGGTCCGCCAGCCAGCCGGCGACGATGTCCGTGAGCCTGGACAACACCGACCACCGGTTCACCTTCGGCAACACCACGTCGCCGCTGTGGCCGAACTGGAAGCCGGGCCGGCGGATCCGCCACTACGAGACGATCAACGGTAGGCGGTTCAGCGAGTTCTCCGGGTTCATGCAGCCGCCGGAGACCGACGACTGGGCCGAGCAGGGCATGGACCAGGCGGTGACCCTGACCGCCGTCGACCGGCTCGGGAAGGCCGCGGCGGCGCCCGTTTTCGTTTCCACGCTCGCCGAGTACATCCGCTACAACAGCGCGGCCACCCTCCTCGCGTATTGGACGCTGGGGGAGCGGGTCGGCCCGACCTACCGGCCTTTGGTCAACACCAGCACCTACCCGGCCCTGGCCGAACTGCAGGTGACGTCGACAGACCCTACGGCAAGTCAGGCGCAGAACCACTTCGCGGCCGGCGGTTCCCCGGCGCTGCCCGGTGATGATCTGGCCCTGCCCCGGTTCGCGCCGCAACTCGTCGGTACCCCGGCGCTGGCGTTCGCTCAGACGCAGCTTCAAGCGTTCATCAACCCCAACATCACCCCGGCCAGCAATCAGGCCATTTCCGTGAGCGCTTGGGTAACACCGGACCCGGCCGCCCCGGATGCGGTGTGGGAGATCGTCCGGATCTACTTCTCCTGGTCGGGTGGTGCTCAGACCGGTCTACTTCGGTTGCGGCGCACCGATTCCACCGAAACGCCCGGGCAGGTGTGGAAGGCGTCGTTCCGTGACGACGGGGCCACGTTCACTGCCGAGGCGTTCGGCGGGCCGACGCCGGCAACCCCGACGCTGCTCACCGCCCATGTCAACATCGGCGCGAACACGCTGAACCTGTACGTCAACGGGATCAGCTACGACGCCACCGTTTCCACCGGCACCATGCCGACCTCGATCTCCCTGGTACAGATCGTGGTGGGGTCCACCTTCATGGGCTCGGTCGGGCACGTACAGATCCACCAGGGCGTTGTGTTCAACGGCCCTGACCACAACCTCGCCGCGCACGCCGCGCAGTACGCCGCTGGCCTCACCGGGCTGGCCGGGCAAGCCACCGGACAGCGGATCGTGACCCTGTCGCGCTACGCCGGGGCACCCACCACCGACCTCGGCCTCATCGACCCGGGTACCGCAACCATGTCGAAGGCGCTGCTGGCAGGCAAGGCGCCCCTCACCGCGATGCGTGAGGCGGAAACCACCGAGCAGGGCCGGCTACGCACCAACGGCACCGGCCTCGTTGTCTTCGACCCGCGTACCCGGAGGTACAACTCGTGAGCTTCACCCGCGTCGATGACCTCGTCGCCAACGGCCTGGGCATCTACCAGGTCATCGCGAAAGACTCCGGCACCGCCAAGGCCGCCGGGCAGGCGCACACCCCGTGGTACCAGACCGGGATCATCCCCGCCGGCGCCGCACCGACCGGCGGGCTGGCCGGCAACCTCATCATCGGCACGGTCGCCGGCCAGATCCCGATCCCCGCCGCGGTCGCCTCGACCACCGTGCGGATGACCCGGCTGGCTCTGACCCAGACCGGCAACATCGGCAACGTCTGGGTCATCGACAAGAACTGGGGCAACGTTCCCGTTGTCACCACCACTGGTTCGCAGGCGGTCGTGTCCCCTAACTGGTCGAACCGCGACGCGTCGGGGTCTACGAACGGCGCCAAAATCTACCTGGCGCTGGAGTGCAGCGCGGCCACCGGCAATGCGGGCGCGATCACCAACACCACCGTGTCCTACACCAACTCGGCCGGTACCTCGGGGCGCACCGCCACGCTGTCGTCCTGGCCGATCACGGCGGTCGCCGGCACCTGGCAGATGTTCTCCCTGCAGGCCGGCGACGACGGGGTGCGCTCCGTGCAGTCCATCACCCTGGGCACCTCCTACATCTCCGGTCAGGTCCACCTCGTCGCCTTCCGGCTCGTCGCCGAGCTCGCCACACCCAACACCAACGTGGCAAACGTGGCCGGGTTCGCCAACCTCGGCATGCCGACCGTGTGGGACTCCTCCGTGCTGCAGCTGGTGTACTGGCCGACCGGCACCGCGCTGGGAGCGGTCGCCGGGTCCTGCTCGTGGGCGCAGGGCTGATGCCGTCGCAGGGTAAGGCGCTGCTGGACTTCGACTCGGTGCTGTTCGAGGTCGACGACATGATCGGCCGACTCGACAGCACCGACACCGTTTCCGACGACCTCATCAACGACTATGTGTGGGGATCCTCAATCTTCCCGACCCCGGTTGTCCTGGACTACACGTGGGTGGTGCAGCGCATGGCGCTGCGCCCGGTCCCGCCGGTCAACTCGCAGACGATCAGCCGCACGGGCGGTGCGTCCGCGTACGCCACCAACACGGCGAGTGTCACCGAGTACGGCGTGTTCGACCCCGGTGCTGTCAACCTCGACACATCTCTGGACGCCGACATCACCTCGCTGGCCGTGTTCAACACCACCTACCAGGGTTCGTTCCTGCAACGGCCGCCGCAGTTGGTCTTCGACCTGCTGTCCCGTACCGCGGCGGAGCAGTGGCGGATCCTATCTGTCACCGAGGGCGCCCGGATCATCCTGGTCAACACCCCGGCCTCGTTCCCGGCGCAGTGCGTGTCGACCTTCGTCGATGGCATCGCCCACGTCGTCGGCCTGGACCAGAGGCTTGTGGTGTTCACCTGCAACCCGCTGATCGGGCAGGCCGCCGGGCAGGTCGGGCCGTGGTTCCGCACCGACGTATCAGTGACCGGCGGTACCGATGTCGTGCCTTTCTAGGAGACCGCCGTGGCGCTGATCACCCTTGCCGACTTCAACGGCGGCACCATCCCGACGACCACGGTGAATCAGTGGATCGCGGCTATCAAACAGTTGCAACCGCTCGTGATTCCGATCAAAGCCCTCCGGATAACCAACACCGGGGCGCCGATCGCCACCACTTCCGCAGGGACCGAAATGGACTTGGCGAAGTACCAGTTCACCGGCCTTACCTTGACGACCGGTCGGTACTACATGTTGCGCTACAACATCACCTACACAAAGACCGTGGCCGGCGACAGCTTCGACTTCAAGGTCCGCGTCAACACCGCCGTGTCCGGCACTCAGATCGGGCTGACGGGATTCAACCCAACCAGGTCGAGCACCGGAGCCGAAGAGACGCTGGAGTTTGTATTCCTGGGAGATTCCACCTACACGTCGCTGTACCTATCGGTTATCCGGTCGGCTGGCACGGGAACCCTGGCGTACTTCGGCGCGAGCGGCACGCTCAACCGCGGCTGGGCGGAGCTGCTCGACCTGGGCGACAGCGCGAACTGGATTGACGTCGCATAGGGCGGCCCCGGCGGCGCACGCCACGCCCCGGGGCCTGACGGACCACCTACCCCTGAGGGAGCCCGTAATGGCTGATATTACGCATACCGGACCGGGTGTGGTATGAGCCCGACCCGGATCCCCGGCATCCCGTACGCCAGCGCGCCCCGGTCCGAGTCCGCCGCGTATGCCTTGTCCTGGCCGCCGCGGCTGGTGGTCATCCATGACACCGGCAACACCGCGAGCGCAGCTGCCGAGGCGAACTACGCGGCGACCCGCAACGACCCGCGCGCCAACTGGACGAGCTGCCATGCCTACATCGACGGCGGCGGCCCGCTGGGCTCCCTGTCGCTGGGCAAGCAGGCGTGGGCCGCGTTCGGGTACGCCAACGCCAACGGCATCCACCTGGAGATGTGCGGCATGAACGCCGGCGCCCCGGGTGCCGTCCCGGCGGGCACGATCGCGCGTACCGCCGCGTTGACCGCCGTCCTGTGCGACCTGGCCGGGATCCCGAAGACGCACCTGTCGCCCGCTCAGGTCGCGGCCGGAGCGCGGGGGATCTGCGGGCACTACGACATCACCCGGGGTCTGGGCGTGGGCGACCACGACGACCCCGGGCCTTCATTCGACTGGTCGGCGTTCATCGCCGCCGTGAACCGAGGAGGAAACGTGGACGAGATCGAGCGCAAGGCCGACAACGGCGACCGGTGGGGCGCCGCTGCCATCACCGGTGCCCAGCCGGCCACCTACCTGGGCAGCGACGGTGTGCAGCGCACAACCGGGAATTCGCTGCACACGAAGCTGGACGCGATCAGGACGGCGGTCACGACGCCCGTGTCGGTGTCGATGAGCCAGGCGGACCGCGACGCGATCGTGGCCGCGCTGGCCGGGCTGGTGCCGACCCTCCAGCAGATCGAAGACGCCGCGTTCCGTGGTGCGCAGCGCGCCGAGGACTCCTGACCAACCGTGCCCGAGTCCCCGCAGGAGGCGTACAAGCGGGGCCGGGTCGACGCGCGCCTCGACCAGATGGACCGCCACTTCGAGACGATCAACGGCTCGATCGAGAAGACGGCCAACGAGCTGCACGGGGTGCTGCTGGCCCTGCAGCGGATATCTGACCAGCAGGTTGCCAACGCTGCCACGGTGGTGACCACGGCCGCCGCACTGAAGGACGCCGAGGAGGCGCGGCGGGCCAGGACCGAGCAGTCGTGGTCGCCGTGGCAGAAGCTGTTCGCCGTCGTCGCCGCGGTCGGTGTGCCCGTCGGCCTGGTCCTGGCGTGGCTGGCGCTGCATTGACCCACCAACCTGAGGAGACCCGTGAGCTACACCGAGCCCAGCCCGAGCACGCCGTGCCCGTCGGGCAGCCCGTACCAGTCCCCTTCCCCGACCCCGTTCAGCCCGCACCCGGTGCCGACGTTCATTCACCCGCACCCGTCGAGCCCGCCGCCGTCCCCGGTGACCACGCACAGCCCCGGACCGTGGACCAGCACCTCTGCGACGCCCGTCTACCACACGACCGGGCATGACCTGCCGGTCACCGGCGCGCCGGTCGGGCTGCTCGTCACGCTCGCCGTGTTCCTGGCCGCTACCGGGATCGCCCTGCGCTTCGGCGCACGCCGCACCTGATCCGCCCGCACCATCGCACGCTCTAGCCCCCGGCGTGCGCACCCATCGCGGCACCTCGCGAGAGCAGGGAGAGAGATCTTGAGTGAGAGTCTCAGCGCTCCGGTCGGTATGCCGGGACGTCGTGTCGATGGGAGTCGGCATCTTCATCGTGGTGTCGGAGGAGCTGTCCGGCCGAGTACACCCGGAGCTGATCACCCTCGCGGCGTCGCTGCTCGGGGGTCCGTCGATCATCGCCCTGATCCAGCTCGCTCGTGGCAAGTCCACACAGCCGGCGGACGAAGGTACTCCCGCGTCGTCGTCGCCATCTCCGGCGCGGCGGCCCTCGCCACCGTGATCCTGGCGTGGGCCGAGGTGGCCGGGGTGCTGCGATGAACACCCCGGCGAACCGCACGGTGCTGCGCGTCGCGGCCACTGCCGTGTTCGCTGCGGTGGTGGCGATGATCCTGTCGATCACGTACGCCGACAAGGTGGGTCGTGACGCCGTGAAACGCGCGGACGAAAACACCCGCCAGTCGCAGCAGGCGTGGTGCGCGGTCATCGTCACCGTCGACAACGCGTACGTGGCGAACCCGCCGACCACGGAGACCGGCAAGCAGATAGCGGCGGGGATGCACTCGTTGCGGCGCAGCTTCGGGTGCTGATTGCGGCGCTGGTGGAGGGGCCGGGCGGGAATTGAACCCGCTTGCCGTGCCGTTCTCGGCCCCTCCTGGGATCCCACGGCAACACCCCACCGTACCAAGAGAGTAGGACAGCATGTTCGCCCTGATCGCCGCCATCATTCTGTTCCTGGCCGCGTTCGGTGTCCACGCCGGCACCGTCAACCTCGTGTGGCTGGCGCTCGGATTCTGGGCGCTGCACTTCGCGTGGGGCTTCATCCCGTGGTCGGACTGGCGCCGCTCGCCGGGGCCGACCCCGTGACCCTGCCCGCGTTGCTCCCCGGGGACGTCCTGATCGTGCGGACCACCGGCGGGTGGTGGGCCCGCCTCATCGGCCGGCTGATCCGCTTCGGCGCCGCGACCCGAGACCAGCCCAACATGGACGACCACGTCGCGATCGTGCACCACGTCGACCCGGCGGGGACGCTATGGGTGATCGAGGGTCGGCCCGGCGGGGTCGGCTGGGCATCAGCCCAGCAGTACGACAACCCGTACCTGCTGCACAACGCCGAGCAGCCCAAGACCCAAGACCAGCGCGATGAGGTGTGCGCCCTGGCCGTCGGCCTGCTCGGCACACCGTACGACTGGTCGGCGATCGTCGCGGACGGCATGGCCGCGATCGGTGCCGGGACGCTCTGGCGCTCCAAGGACTTCGGCGACGGTCCGCCCGCGCACGTCGTCTGTTCCTCCCTCGCCGCGTGGCTGTACCACCGGGTCTCCCTCGCGGAGCCGGACACCACCAGGCGGGTCACGACTCCTGGGGACTGGGCTGATTGGGTGCTGCGCCGGGGCTGGCAGCCGAGATGAAGGAGAGCACCATGTTGGCTCGTGTCCGCAAAGCGCTCGTGGCCGGTCTGGGCGCGTTCGCGTCCGGTCTGATCGCCGCCGGCGTACAGAAGGGCTCCGTGCAGCTCGGCTGGCCGGAGGTCCTGGCCGCCGCCGGCCTCGGGGTGGCCGCCGGCCTGGCGACGTGGCGGGTACCGAACTCACCGCGCCCGCCGGTTGGCGTGACCGGTCAGTACGTCGGGAAGTAGGCTGGCCTCGGTCAGGTTCGCGGCTCGGTATGGCAAGCGGCCCGCTCGGTCCTTCACAGGATCGGGCGGGCCGCTTCTTTGCGCTCAGACTAGGTCGGCAGTGTCGGCCGGCGAGTACGCGGACCACCACGTGACGGTGCCGTCGCAGTCGTGGCTGTAGTACTTGAGGCCGGCTCTGACGAGGGCCGGTGAGACGGCCGTCCCGCAGGCGGGGCAGGTGTCGCGGGCCTTCCACCACTCATCCTGCGCGTCGGTGGCCCGGTAGCCGGTCGCGGTCTGCTCGAAGCCGAGCGCCTCCTCGCGCATCTCGGCCAGGCCCTCGGCCTCCATCTCGCTGCGGTTGGCGTGGATCTCGGCGTAGTCGGTCTCGTCGTTGGCGTTCATGTCGATCTCCTTCGGTAGGTGGTGGGTGCTCAGGCTTCCTGGAGGGTGAGGATCGCGTCGCCGATGCCGTCGCGGTACCCGTCCTCCTCGGTGACGGCGAGGACGGCCTGCAGCTTCTCGACCATCTCGGCGATGACCTCGGCGCGGATGGCGTCACGCAGGGCGTCGAGTGCGGCGGTGGTTGCTCTCATGGCTGCTCCCTCATCGGTGGACGTCCACCAAGCTAGCAGAGTGGACGTCCACCCGCTACCCTCACCGCATGGCCCAGGATCGCGCGCTCGACCGGCACCGCACCACCAACTACCCGTACCGCCCCGCCCCGCCTGACCTGCTGGAACGCCTCGACGAGCGGGTCGGCGCCGGGAAGCGCTCCGAGGTGCTGTCCGACCTACTCGCCCGCTACCTCGACGGCCGCGCGATGCCGACCCGTCCGTGGCGCGCCGGGAAACCGGACAAAGCGGGGCGGGATCACGGGGAGTAGCCGCGTCCACTGTGGACTGTCCTTTGTGGACTGGTGCGGATCGGACATGGATCACCGCTCGGCCGCCATCTCTGCCCGATCGGTGGACGTCCACCACTGGGCGAACTGGACACCTCGTCGAAGGTTGGCACGGGAAACGGACAGACCGGCGGCCGTCCGGAACGAATCGGGCTCACCGCAGAGTAAGAACGGCCCCGCCTCAGTTTCCCCCCGAGGCGAGGCCGTTCCTTGGCGTCTCGACCCCGTGCAAGGGGGGAGACGCGCCCGCGCGGCAGGTCACCGGACCGCGCGCGGGTGTCGCAATGATCAGGACATCGGGACGGCGGCACCGCAGCTCGGGCACCGCACCTCGGGCACCGGGCCGTACCCGACCCGCCACTCCTCGACGGTCAGGACCACCACCGGCTCGTCGGTGCGAGTCAGGACCTGCCCGTCGTATGTCCACCGGTCGCCGTGGCGGTCCACGGCTAGGTTGGCCGTCGCTAGCCGTCGATTAGCCGTCATCGGCTCGCCTCAATCCCCATCGCCGCACGGTACCGCTGTCCCTCGTCGCCGTCCTGGCACACCCGCCCCGGGCAGTGCCCGCAGTGCCCCTGCGGGAAGCGGATGTACAGCGCCGAGCGAACCCCGAAGACCTCCACGTCCGGTGGCGGCCGGTGGCAGTCCAGGCCGTGCCCGCAGGTGTAGCAGAACATCTGCTCGCAGAATGGGGCGCTCACAGCGACGCCAGGCCGAGCACGTCTTGCGCCTGGTGCACGAAGTGGCGGGCCGCGTCGCGGGGTCCGCACGGCCAGATCTTCACGGCCTTGACCTGGTAGCAGAACCCGCAGTACCCCTCGTCGGTGAGCTGGTGGTGCTCGGCGGTGTCCGCCATGCCGGCGGCCCGGGCCCGGATGCAGTGGACCTGCCCGGGGGTCACCGGGGTAGTCCGAGCGGATACCGCCGGCCCTGCTTGTCGTGAGAGCGCCGCTCGATGCGGCGGTGCCGGCGGGTCTCTCGGCGGTACTCGCGGCGTTCCCGGCGGCCGTCCTCGCTGTGGCGACCCACCCACATGAGCAGGGCCAGGGTGGCCACCGCGAGCAGGGCCAGGATGGCGGGGTCGGCAAGGATGACGCTGATCGTGTGCATGGGCACCTCCGGGTTGCTCACGGCGGGGACCGCGCCTCGAATTCGACCTCAGGACGCGGACCCCGCCTGCCCCTCCCTGACGGGGAGGTTCTGGGTGAGCGGCGGTCGAGGCGACCCACCCGCGCCCCTCACCGGTCGAAGGTGGTTTTCCGGCCCCGACCGCCGCTCCGTGGGACCCATCCCGGGTTTTGCCGACTCAGGCCGGTCCCAGTCCGGCTAGACTATGGTCACTAAGTGACGGTAGTCAACTACGCTCTTGCAGTAAGTGAGGTGATCATGATGGGATCGGGGGTGCCGACTCAGGAGCGTCCCACCGTGACCGTCAAAATGACGTACCGCCAGATCGCCAACGACCTTGCCCAGCGCATTCGTAACGGCGAATACCCGCCAGGCTATGAGCTGCCGTCCTACGCCCAACTAGCCGAGCTGTACTCGGTGAGCACCGCGACCGCGAGCCGCGCGTACGGACTGCTGCACGACCGGGGGCTGATCGTCGGGTCACCCGGACGAGGGGTCTTCGTAGCCGATCAACCTAGTGACACCCTCTAGACACAGGTGGTCACACTGGCCGACGTGACCACCACCCCAGAGGAACCGATCGACTGGACACCGCGCGCCGAGCCCCTCGGCTCGCCCGCCGCACCCACCTCGGGCACACCCGTGCCCTACAGCCCGCCGCCGCTCCAAGGGCAGTGGCTCCCGCCGCAACCCGGCGGGTGGCTGCCACCGCCGCAACAGGTCACGTACGTCCAGCCTGTGGCCCGCAAGGGGCTGACCGGACCGCACGCGGCCATCTACATCACGCTGATTATCGTCGGCGCGCTGGTCGTCCTGCCGACGCTGTGCTGCCTGATCCTCGGCGTCGTCGGCGCCGCCGGCAGTCACGCGCCAGTGCAGTAACCCGAGCTCTCTTCGCATCGTTGATCCATCGACGGGCCCCCAGACCCCGGTCCCCCGCGCGGCTGCCCGAGAGCTGCCATAGCGCCCGGACCGGGGCTGGTCCTGTTCACCAGCCCCGGTCCGGGTGACCACATCATTCCCCCCTCAGTCGTTCGGCCGATATAGCCGAGGGACGCCGAGCGTGATACGGGATCTTTAGCCCCTCGGCCGTGACCGTACGGCCGGTCCCGATTACCGCTGGCCAGCGTTACGTTCAGATCTTCTCCTCGACGGGACAGGCGCCGGGGCTTCCGCTCAATGCAGAGGGGGCCGTGCTATGTCCGCGCCACGACAGGAACGAACGTCCGGGGCCGTTATCGCCGCCATCATCGGACTCATCACGATCGCCGCCGCCGCTCTAGGCGCGCTGGCCGCCGAGTTGGTGCGCGCGGCACCACCGCCGTTAGGCGCGATGCCCAGCGCGGTGTCCGACGACATCCGGCGGCTCACGAAGGAGTCCTTCGAGCTCGGGCGCCGCGTCGAGGCGCGGCGAGCGGAGGGCGGGAGTTCGCGCTGACTCATGGGTGACTCATGATCTCCACGCAAGATCAGAAACGGGCCAGGTCAGATATGCTCTGACCTGGCCCTTTACTGTGTGGGCGATACAGGGATTGAACCTGTGACCTCTTCCGTGTCAGGGAATATCAGGCATAGTCCGCCACCTCGGAAGATCGCTCCGCGTGATCCCCCACCTGCACAAACTTAGTTTCACCATGTCTCACGATTTTCATGACCTACCAAGATCCTGACTCATGGGTGACTCATGATCTTGGACGGTCCGGGCTCGTGCGAGCGCCTGCCGGGCCCGGTCGAACCGCTGGTCGCTGGAATGGATGTAGCGCCGCGCCGAGCGCTGATCCCGGTGTCCCATCAACTCCATCCGGTCGTGCTCCGGTACCCCGGCCTCAGCCAGGCGCGTGCCATAGCTGTGGCGTAGATCGTGCGGGGTCGGCTGCGGGTCGGCCAGCAGGCGCGGACCCAGCGGCGCCTTGACCGGGCCGCGCTGGCCCGGCTGGCGGGTAGGTGGTGGGCCGTCATACGGGCCGTGCAACGCCGGCACCCACACCCGGGCGCGCCACCGCGTGTAGTCCAGCGGCCCGCCCTTCGGCGCGGTGTACACCAGGCCGCCCGCGCCGGTTGCCAGGACCACCGGGCGCAGCCGCGCCGCGTACCCCGGGCTGATCGGCACCGGCCTGAACCCGGCGGACTGCCGCGACCGCGCCCCCTTCGGGTACTCGCGGATCGTCCCGTCGCGCTCCATCACCGGGCCGAGGTGCACCAGGTCGTGGCGCAGGTCGACCGCTTCCCGGCGCACCGCCGCGATCTCCTCCCACCGGCCGCCGGTCTCGATGAGCCCCTCGACGAACAGCCGCGCGTCGGCGCGGTCCGGGAACAGGTCATCCAGCCGGGCCAGTAGGAGCAGCTCCTCCTTGGAGGTGAGGACCCGGTCGACGTGCTCCGGGGCCACCGGCGGCTGGACCCGGCGCGCGGGGTTGTGCCGCACGTACCCGCCATCCACGGCGAGCTCGCACGCGGCCTTGAGGACGTTCAGCGCCGCGATGATGACCCACCCGCCGACCTTCGCCTCCTCCATGTCATTGACCCACTCCTGCACGTCGGGCTTCAGGATCGTCCCGACCGGCGCGCTCCCCCACCGTGGCTGGACGTGGTTACGCCAGATGCTCGCGTCGCGTTTGCGGCTGGCCATCTCCAGCCGCCGGGCCCCGGCGTGCTTGGTCCAGATCACCTCCAGCGCGGTCTCGGCCAGCCGGGGGTCGATGAACTCCCCGCGCGCCACGTTGGCTTCCTGATCCGCCGCCCACTTGTCCACGACGCCCTTGAGCCGGTCGGTCTCGGTGATGCGCCCGACCGGGGTGCGCACGGTGGCCGCCCACAGGCCGGAGTCGAGCCGGCGTACCCAGGCCATCAGCCGGCCCGGCGGCGCTCGGCGCGGATGAGGCGCTGGATCATCTGCATGCGGCGCTCCTTGTCGTGCTCGCGTTCGGCGAGGACCGCCTCGATCAGCTCCTGCTTGATGCGCTGCGGGAGGTCCGCGACGAGGATCTCCTCCAGTTCCTCGTCGCGCTCGCGGGTCGGCTCGGTCGGCGCCGCAACGCCCGGGCGCAGTCCGGCTGCCGCGAGCGCCTCCTCCTCGTCCAGACACAGGATGGCGGCGAAGCGGGCCACGACGCCGGCGTCCTCGGGCCGCTGCTGGCCGTTTTCCCAGCGCCAGACAGTGACCCTGTCGACCTTGAGTTGGCGCGCGAGCTCGGACTGGGACATGCCGCGACCTTCTTGCGCGGTCTCCCGCGCAGCCTTGGCGAACGTTGCCCAGGCGACACGATCTGCGGGCGGGTTGTTGCGCACACGCAAAGGATAGGTGCTCGGTCGCGGCCTCCGTTCCGGTCGGCCTGGTTGTGGGCTGGCCCTGTTGCGCTCACGACGCAGGGCGGCGCGCTGGCGTTGGTCGCGCAGCTTTTCGCGGCTGATATGGCTACTGGCAGTGGTCTGGGCCCGTTGCATACACGCAACGCTAGGCCACCGGGACGCTACAGAAATCAACCGAAAGGATGACCCTGTGTCGCTAGCGCAACAGGTCAACTGCGCCTACGGTTATGTCGTGTCCGCAACAGATCAGCAAGCCCCGAGCGCCACAGGCGCAACACCCCGACTCGACGGGTCCGTATTCGACGAGCGCTGTCGGCGGATCCTCGGGGACGGGGCCACCGAGCAGGCGAAAGCCGATCTCGTCGGTATCGACAGGGTCAGCCTGCACCGCTACCGCAAGGGCGAGCTCAACCCCCGACTGGAGGTCGCGCGCCGTTTCGCGACCCGCCTCGACGTCGAGATCGACGTGCTCTGGCCGGACGCCGCCTCATGACCACCAACCTGCTATCCGTTAAGGCCGCCGCGCTGCGCCTGGACGCGTCGCCGATGACTGTGTATCGGCTGCTCTATGCCGGCCTGCTGACGCCTCACCACATCGGGCTGGGCAAGAGCCGACCGCGCATTCGCATCGCCGAGCCCGACCTCGATGCCTACATCGACTCGACGTACGCCGGCAAGCCGCCCGCCGGTCCCGGCACGCCGCCCCCGCCTCCCGGCCCGAAGCCTGCCACTCCGAGGAGGGCCGCGTCATGACCGTCGCGACCCGCGACTTCGCCGCCGACATGACCAGCGTCATCACGGCCGAGATCGGCGACGGACCGTACGTCTCCGCCGTCATCGCGCTGCACATCGTGGAGAAGCTGCGCGCCACCGACCCCGAACTCCTCGCCGGCTGGCTCGACCTGCAAGCGGTCGGGATCCTGCGCGATGCGATCAGCACCCGATCGCGGTCGGAGAAGGCGTCGGCCCGTGCGACCCGGGGCCGTTCGGTCTTCGGTGACGCTGCCCGCGAGCACGACGATGGGGACTCCACCGCGCTGACCAGCTTCCTCGACGTCCGCTACGTCGTCGACGAGGAGCACACCCGTACCCGGCTCGCCGAGATGCGTAAGCCCGAACTGCTGTTCGCAGCCGACGACTACCGCCGGCAGGCCAACGAGAACCTGCTCGAAGAGGCGTTCCTCCGCGCGCTGGCCAAGAAGGTTGGCGCCCGGCAGGTAGCGGATGTCTTCGACGACGACAAGCTCGCCGCGATGTGGCACTCCATCAGCGGCGGCTGACCGATGACCACCCGCCCCGCTCCAGCCCCTGCCCTCCCAACCCGGCCCCGCGCCTGCCCCCCCGTCCCGACTCCGACTGCCCCATCCTTGCCCGTCCATCCCGTCCCTTTTCGACTGCCCATGCCACCCCAGACCTGCCCCCGTCAGCCCTCGCCTGTCCCGACTTCCCCCCCCCGCCCCCACCCAGCGCCTCCCGACCCGTCCCACCCGACTACCCACCCCAGCCCCGGCCTTGCCACCCCGTCCCACCCGACACCCCGTCCCGACTATCCAGATCCGCCCACTCCGGCCCGCTTCCGACGTCCCGTACCTACCCAGCTCACGCCTTCCCATGTCTTCCCGACTGCCCGTGCCTACCCCTCCCTGCTCGTCCCAGCCCGACATGCCTTGCCTGCCCCCCACCGTCCTCGCCATCCCGCCCCAGTACGACAAGTCACCCCGAGCCCGCCCCTCTCGCGCCCTCCCCGACGACCCCAGCCGCCCCCTGCCACGGCCTTCCGGCCCCGCCCGCCCCGACTACCCAGGAGTCATAGATGAGCGTGTTTGAGAAATACCGCGACGAGATGTTTCCGTACCGGTTCACCGGCCAACTCCACGTCGGCGTCATCGCTGGCGGTACCCCGACTGACCCGAAGGTCGCCGAGGGCTGGCTGAAGACGAAGCTCGGACTGGACAAGGACGACCTGATCCGGGAGAAGGTCGCCGAGGTCATGGTGGAACGCGGCCTGACCGCCGACGAGGCCACCGCCGCCGTCAACGAATCCAAGCACCTCAACGGATTCAAGCGCGACGAGAACGGCCTCTACATCGAGGGCCGGCAGTTGAAGGCCGCGCTGAAGGAAGCGGCCAGCATCGCCGTCGCGGCCGGCAAGCTCACCTCGCGCGGGTGGGGCAAGACCAACAAGGGTTTGCTCTCATACCTCGCCGAGCATGTCTTCGTCGTCGAGGACCGGCTGTACCTCGGGGTCGCCGAGGCGTCCGGAATCGCGCAGCGGTTTGTGCACACCTTCCGTGGTACCGGGATCCAGTACGAGGAGTACGTCGAGGACGCGAAGGTCGACTTCACTGTCATCGCCGATCACGACTTCGCCGCGAAGGAATGGGCCGCGATCTGGACGTGCGGGGAGCAGAACGGGATCGGCGCCTCGCGCTCGCAGGGTTTCGGCCGCTACGAGGTCACCCGGTGGGACAAGTCATGACCCAGCCCACCGCCGCGACGATCCCCGCGCCCCTGAACCCGCCGCCCCCACCGCCGCCGGCCCCGCGCCCGCCCGTACCCGGCAAGGTCGGCCACGCCACCACGCTGACGTTCGCGCAGCGCCGCGCCAACTACCAGCGACAGAACGGCAGCCGTCTGCTGACGGCCCGGCAGGATCGGCGGCTGTGGCAGAAGAGCCGCCGGTTCGAGGGTGCGTCATGAGCCCGACCCCGCCGCTGAGCCGCGCCTACGTGGCCTTCGTGCTGATCCTGCTCGCCGCCGCGTTCGTGATCGCCGTCTTCACCACCTGAGCCCCGGGTCGGGCGGCGAGCTTCCCCAGATCGCCGCCGCCCGACCCGGCCGAACGAAAGGGCCCCAACCGTCCGAGCGGCGGGGCCCCCAGACCAGATCCATCAACGAGAAGGGATCAAGCCCGATGACCAGCACGATACCCGAGGGCCCGAAGCCAGACCAGCGCGCCGAGTTCGTACGGCAACTCCTCGCGCTCGCCGAGTTCATCGAGAAGCGCGACGACTTGCCGCTGCCCGACCGCATCGACGTGCAGCACAGCATCGTTAGCGGAACGATCGCCAACCAGCAGGCCACGGTCACCGAGGCGGCCGGCGCGCTCGGCGTGGAGGTGGGGTACTACAGCGACAACGGTGGCCTGTACGCCCGCTACCACGACTCGGCTGGGTTCTCCTACAGCGTCGCGGCGACCTACAAGCACGCCAGCGACTACGTACCCGAGCCCACCCCGGTCGCCGAGGAGATCGGCAGGTTGAGCCACGAGGTGCGGGCCTTCCGTGCCGACAACCCGCCACCGGTCTTCACCGCTGCCGGCGAGCCGCTGCCGGAGCTGGGCGGGCCGTCGCACCCGGACGTGTGCGGCGCCGTGTACGCCGGTGGGCACGGCCTCGGGCTGGCCGACCAGCCGCCCTGCATCAAGCCGCCGGGCCACGCTGAGGGCGGTGCCGGGAAGGAACTGGAGCACTCCAACGGGTTGCTCAAGTGGACCGACGCGGTGCCGCCGCGCATGTCCACGGACTTCCCCGGCACGCCGTTCGGGCGCGGCGACACGATCACGGTCCTGACCGGCTACGAGGACCCGGCGGTGACCGAGTGAGCGCGCCGTGCACCGAAAGCCACGCGTACAAGCCGGTGCACTGCGACCGGTGCGGCCGGGACTACGTCTGCACCCCGCAGGACGACCACTACCACGCCAACGACAACGGGGACCACTGCTGCGAACCGTGCCTGCTCCGTGGCTTGCCGCTGGTCGTTGTGCCGCCCGACCAGACCCTGACCGAGTACGTCGCGCCCGGTGGCGACCTGAGCGCGGAACACCCGGCATGAACCACTACGTGCTCGACGGCAACCAGATCCGACCGGTCAGCCTCATGGAGTGGGGCCGGTGGTACGAGACGCACGGTCCCGAGAAGCACATCGGCCTGACGCAGGTCGGCGACGTCGAGGTGTCGACCGTGTTCCTCGGCTTAGACCACAGCCACACTCTGGCTGGTCCGCCGGTCCTGTTCGAGACGATGACGTTCGGCGGCGGGCAGGTCGACCAGTGGCAATGGCGCTACCACACCCGCGCTGAGGCCGAGCGCGGTCACGCCACCATCGTCGATGCCCTTGAGCACGGCGAGACGCCCCCGGGCGAACTATGCGGTGGCCTTCTCGTGCTCACGATCGAGGGCGAGCGCCACGCTGGCCCGTGCCGACTTGAGTACGGCCATGAGGGCAACCACAAGGCGACGGTGCACCCATGAGCCTTTATCCCACCAAGACTAGGCTCCGGCTCCTGCGCGACGTCAAGGCGGGGCAGGTCTTCCGGGATTCCACCGGCCAGTCCTACATCAGCGGCACCGCGAAGGTCACCTCGGCCATGTACGAGCTGGAGCAGGCCGGCTGGGTTCACCTCGGCGACCATCCCAGCGGGATGGTGGTTTGGAAGCTCACCAGCGCTGGCCACGTCGTGCTGGAGAGCGGTGGTGCGTCGTGACCAGCTGGCCGGACGCGTTCGTGATCGTCGCCACCATCGCCATCATCTGCACCACCGTGATCATCCTGTCGTACCTGCTGCGCATCGAGGGAGACCGCGATGAGTAGCGCCGACCTGACCGTCCCCGAGGTGCTACGCCGTGCCGAGCTCCGGATCGGGGTACGCGGGTGGAGGCAAGGACCACGGCCGATCCACTGCACCGACACCCGCCTGTGCCTCATCGAGGCCTTGGCCCTGGCGTCCCCGAAGGGGGTCACCGAGGTCACCTGGCGTGCCCGGACCGTGCTGAAGGTTCACCTCGACACCTGGAGCCTGGTCTTCTGGAACGACCAGGAGCAGCGCACCGAGGCCGAGGTCCGCGCCGCGCTGCTGGCCGCCGCCGAACGGGCGGAGGCGCCCGATGCCCGCTGAGGTAATCACCGGGATCTTCGCCGGCTGCTCCTTCGCCGCGATCGTCTGGGTCGCCGTGTGGGCCATCCGCCGCGGTGTACGGGACCGGCTGGACAAGCGGGCGGCCGAGCAGGCGTGCGCGCTGACGGTCCCCGACATCGGGCCGTACGTGCCCGGGGTGCCGGCCGCGTTCGCACCGGAGCTGCCCGCCGACTACCTCCAGCAGTTCGCCGAGCTGGCCGACCAGCTACGGGCCATGACCACCGAGGAGACCCAGCCGTGAAGACCTTCCTGATCCTGACCGGTCTGTGCCTGATCGGCGGGGGCGCCGCCCTCTTCGGCGCCGGACTGCTGGCCCGCTACTGGCCGCGCCCCCGAGCACGGGCACCGCGCGATACGGAGCCCCCCTCTGCGGCGCTACGCCACCCTGCCGCCCGCTGGGCTCTACGGTTGCGGCTGCTCGTTCTGCGTACCCCTGCCGGCAAGGCACCGGGCGTACGCCGGCCTGTCCGCCACCAGGGCGCGGACCGGCGCTACGGCGCGGAGCTGAACGCCATGCGCCGGGAAGCGACGTGCGCTGAACTGCGGACCCCCGCCGAGCAGATGGTGATAGACCACGCCGGGATGGCCGCGATCGGCACCGCCGTCGCCGCTTTCGACCTCGAGGTTGACCGCCTCCTGGACGTGTTCCTGCGCGACCTGCCGCAGGTACGGATCCGGGTGGCGTCCGCCGCCGAGCAGACCGGGGAGTTCGACGCGACCGCGCTGCGGGAACTGCTGGGCGCCGACGACGGGCTGGTGACGGCGTGATGGCCACCGTCGACGACCGCGTGCGTTCCGGCGCCGCGTTTCTGGACGAGCGCTACCCCGAGTGGGTGGAGCGGATCGACCTCGACGAGCTCGACATGAACGACTGCAAGTCCTGCATCGTCGGGCAGGCCGTCGCCAACTACAGCACGTTCTTCTCCGACGCCGAAGAAAACTGCGGATTGCCTGGCGCGCTCGGGTTCAACCTCGACTACACCGACGACTACGACAACTGGCCGGACCTCGAAGAAGCGTGGCGCTCCTACATCACCGCCCGCCGCGCCGAGGTGACGGCGTGAACACCTGCCGGGGCTGCCCCACCCGCTGGACGGGGCTGACCACCTCACACTGCGCCGGATGCCACGAGACGTTCACGACCGTGTCCAACTTCGACCGGCACCGGCGCGGCGGGGAATGCGTACGCCCATCCTCGGCCGGGCTGATCGCCTCGCAGCGCGGCGGCAACGCGGTCTGGCACCAGCCGGCGGGGAAGTACGACATCGTCTCCGACCGCGAGTTCTGGGGAAACCTCCCCGGACCGGCGCTGCGCGGCGTCCAGACGGTGCGCACGGTGCTCGACGCGGACGAGCTGGCCGAAATTCTCGAGGAGAAGAGGGAGGCGGATCTGTGAGGATCGTCAAGAAGCAGAGCGGTCGAAACCACTGGTACGTCGACCTCGACAACGGCGGCGCACGCGTACCCGGCGTCACCACGTTGACCGGCAACGGCCTGCCGAAGCCCGCCCTCCTGAACTGGGCCGGCGACGCCACCGCCGCATACGCCATCGACAATTGGGAAAAGCTCGCCGGACTCCCGCTGTCCGAGCGGCTCAACCTGATGAAGAAAGGCCGGTACGAGAGCACCGACAAGGCGAAGGCGAAGGGTACCGCGGTCCACAAGCTCGCCGAGCGGCTCATCGCCGGGGAGCGGGTCACCATCCCCGACGGCCTCGACGGCTACGTCAGCGCCTGCGTGCGCTTCCTCGACGAGTTCGACCTGCGCGCCGTGCACGTCGAAGCCGTCGTCTACTCCGAAACCCACCGCCACGTCGGCACCCTCGACCTCATCGGCGACGTACGCCTGCCGGACATGCCGGAGTACGACCACATCCCGCGCGACGAGGACGGCTACTCCCGTGGCCTGTTCGACTGGAAGACCAGCAAGTCCGGGATCTTCGGTGAGGTCGCGTTGCAGCTGGCCCCGTACCGGCACTCCGAGTTCATGATCCTGCCCGACGGCGCGGTCATCGACATGCCGGGCGTCGACTTCTGCGCCGGTATCCACCTGCGTCCCGACGGCTACACCTGCGTCCCGCTGCTGTGCGAGGACGACACGTACCGGGACTTCCTGTACGTCCAAGAGGTCGCCCGGATCGTCGACGGCCTGCGGGACCTGGTCGGCGACCCGATCGTCCCGCCGAACGCGTCCACCTACGTGCTGACCAAGGCCGGCGCCGACGAGGGCTGGACCGAAGGCCCGGACGGGATGCAGCCATGACCGACCCGAAGAACATCGACGAGGTGATCCTCGCCCTACAGGCCGAACTGCCCGTGCTGGCCAAGAGCAAGAGCGGCCAGGTCGGCAACCAGAAGACGAAGTACGCCGACCTCGTACAGGTCAACGACGTGGTCCTGAAGCGCCTCAACGCGATGCACACGATCTGGACGTGCCGACCACACCTGCAAGACGGCTCGTTCGGTCTGCACTACTCGCTGAAGCACGTCCCGTCCGGCACCGAGCACGCCGGCGTTTGGCCGCTGAAGCTGTCGGAGAACCCGCAGCAGATGGGATCGGCCACCACGTACGGCCGGCGGTACGCGCTGCTCGCCGTCACCGGGATCGTGTCCGAGGACGAGGACGACGACGGTGCGGCCGGCGGCCCGCCATCGGCCCAACGCGCGGCCTCAGCACGTCGGCAGGCGCTGAACACGGCCAGCCCGGCGCGGCAGGACCGGCCGACCGCGCAGCGTACCCAACGGCCCGCTGGACCGCCGCTGCCCGGCGAAGAGGGCAACGGGATGACTCGGCCGCAGCAGGGCAAGATACACGCGCTGTTCGGCGAGGTCGGCATCGCGGATCGCGGCGACCGGATGACCTACGTCAACGAGGTGCTCGCCGACAAGGTGGGACCGGACCGGCAGATCGCCTCCTCCAGCGAACTGACCAAGGTCGAGGCCGGGCACGTCATCGAAGCGTTGCAGCGCTGGGCCGACCAGCTCGCGCCGGAAGGTGGCGAGTGATGGGCTACCTCTACGACCAGCCGGTCATGGCCGCATTCGGCCTGGACTCCGGACCCGAGGCGCCCAACTGGCGGCCGTCCGGCGCCTGCAACGCCTACGACCCCGACTGGTGGACCTCCACGGACCGCACCGAGCTCGGCGCGGCCGTCTGGGTGTGCCAGCACCGCTGCCCCGTCGCGGTCGCTCAGCAGTGCCTGGAATGGGCGCGGGGGCACCGCGAACTCGTCGACCAGGCCGTGTACGGCGGGGTGTTCTGGACCCGGGGCGGCAAGGACGAGAAGCGGGTCGACACCACACCCCGACCCAGCCGCAACCCGCCGGTACCGGTCGACCCGGCCCGCACGGCGCTGCCGACCAAGCGGCCCGAGGTCGGGTACCGGCGGCCGGCGGGGGTGCTCACGGACAAGAACCCGTGCGGGACCGTCAACGGCTACCACCGGCACAAGCGGGCCCGCGAGGTGCCGTGCGCGGAGTGCCTCTCGGTGATCAACGCCCACCTCAGGGAGCGGTTCGGAACCCAGCCGTTGTCCACAGATACCCAAGCGCTGTCCACAGATGCGCTTGAATCCGGTACGGGCGAGGCGGCAGCGTGACCCAGACCCACCACTACCAGGCCGACCCGGACCCGGACGCACGGACCCTGCGCGAAGCCGACCACCCGTGCACCTGCGGGATGCCGGTCGCCAACGCGGTCCACAAGGTCCCGGCCGTACCAGCACACGTCAGAGACACCGAATCACGGTGGCTCGGCGAACACGAAGGAGACCAGTGACAAAGATCAAGCTCAACGGGTCGGTGGCCAACGCCGCCCTCGAAGCCCTGAGCCCCCACGTCAACCGGCTCTACGCCAGCCTCGGCACCCGCATCGTCGTCATCGCCGAGCTGTCCGCCGCCGAACGCAACCAGATCGCCGACGACGAAGACAAGGAGCCGGCGGTCACCCTGACCGTGAAACACCTGGAGGTCGCCTCCGACAATCTCGAAGACGACGTCCGGGAGGCGCTGCGAGCGCTGCACACCCACCGCACCGCGTACGGGAAACTCACCGAAGACAACGACATAGAGCTGTCGGAGAACACCCTCGCGCAGTTGGCCGGGAGCGTGAACGCGACCGAAGCGGCCCGGTTGCACGTCGGTATTGAGCGGTGGACGGACTACGGCCGCCAGGCGCTCGGCAACAGCAAGCTCACCCAGCAGCAGATGCGCGCGGAGTTCGACACCGTCAACGAGGCGCTACGCGGGCTCATCTACCCCGAAGCAAACAAGGTCAAGGGCTGACCCGTGGCCCGAATCCGATCCGTCAAGCCTGCCCTGCGGACCTCGCAGGTCGTCGCCTCATGGCCCCGGGAGGTTCGGTACTTCTTCGTGCTGCTCTGGGGATACCTCGACGACGATGGGCGCGGACTGGACGTGCCGAAGACCATCGCGGGCGACTGCTTCCCGCACGACGAGGACGTACCGCCGGCCAAAATCAACCGCTGGCTGGACCTGATGGCCAAGACGAAGGTCGACCCGACCAGGCCGCCGCCGATCTGCCGGTATGAGGTGGCTGGCCGGCGGTACATCCACTGCGTCAACTTCGACGAACACCAACACCCGAACCGCCCGACGCGCTCAGTGATCCCCCGTTGCCCGGTGCATGAGTCACTCACTGAATCGAGCAGTGAGCCGGACAGTGAGCCGCCATTGAGTCCCCGGGTGCTGGAAGTTGACAGTAGGAAGTTGACAGCAGGGGAAGTTGACAGCAGCGGAGCCGAGGCGCCGCACGGCGAGCGGCTCACTGCCGCTGCTGCGATGATCGTCGATCGAACCGACGCAACCCCGGCCGAGGCCGAGGCCGTCGCCGCCCTCGTCGCCAAGGAACGCAAACCCCGCAACCTGCCCGGATTCGTTCGATCCCTCGCCGACGACGAGCTGGCCAAGATGCTCGCCGACCTGCGCCGCAACGCCGAAGGAAGCGAGATCGCGGCACTCATCGCCGCGGCACGCCGGGGGTCGCCGTGCCGTCACGGCGACCCCGGTGGTGCGTTCCCGCACCCAGCCACCGGCAAGCCGCTGTGCCCGCTGTGCCGCCAGCAGCCGACCAAGGAGCCGCAATGATCACCATCCACGTCCGCGGCACGCCCGCCCCTCAGGGCTCGAAGCGCCACGTCGGGCACGGCGTCATGATCGAGTCGTCGAAGAATGTCCGTCCGTGGCGAGACGCCGTACGCACTGAGGCCGCCATTGCCGCGGCGGACCTGCCCGGCTGGGGTGGCCCGCTGGACGGCCCGCTCGCCGTCGAGATGGTGTTCACCACGGTCCGGCCCCGCAGCCACTACCGCACCGGACGCAACGCCGCCCTGCTGCGCGACGGGGCACCCGCCCGACCGACCAGCCCCCCGGACCTGTCGAAGCTGGCCCGCTCCACCGAGGACGCGTTGAAGGACGCCGGGGTGATCGTCGATGACGCCCGGATTGTCGAGTACGACCGGCTCGCCAAGGTCTACGCCGGGGAGGACCCGGACGCCCTGGACACCCCCGGCGTCGTGATCCGCATCCGCCATGCACCACGCGCCGCACCGTGACCGGGGTCAGCACCATCGCCCGGTACGCCCACACCCTGTGCCCGGCCTGCTGGCCCAACGACGAAGGGAGCCGACCATGAAACCGCCGGTGAGCTACTACGGGTCGAAGATGACCCTCGCCGACCAGATCGTGCGACTCCTGCCCGCCCACCAGCACTACGTCGAGCCGTACTGCGGGTCGCTCGCGGTACTGCTGGCCAAGCCGCCGTCGAAGATGGAAACCGTCAACGACCTCGACGGGGAGCTGGTCACGTTCTGGCGGGTGCTGCGCGATCGCCCGGATGACCTGGCCCGGGCCGCCGCGCTCACCCCGCACTCCCGGGCCGAACACCAGGCCTCCTACGAGCCGGCCGTCGACGAGTTGGAGACCGCCCGCCGGGTCTGGGTACGCCTCACCCAAGGCCGGTCGGGGTCGATGCGGCGCACCGGGTGGAGGCACTACGTCGATCCCGCCGGCTCGTCCATCTCGATGCCGGACTACCTCGAGGCCTACCGCGACCGGATGCACCCCGCCGCGGTGCGCTTGGCCGAGGTTTCCCTCGAGGCCCGCCCCGCCCTGGATCTGATCGCCCGCTACGGCAGGCACCCCGACGTGCTGCTGTACGTCGACCCGCCGTACCTGCGCTCGACCCGTTCGGGTACGAACTACCGCCACGAGATGCCAGGTGACGCCGAGCACCGGGAACTCGCCGAGGCTCTGCGGGCGGCCCGGGCCGCCGTGGTCCTGTCCGGGTACCCGTCGCCGCTCTACGACGAGGTGTACGCCGGCTGGCACCGCATCGACCTGCCGACCGGCACCGGTCAGGGCGAGGGCTGGCAGGCGCGCACCGAAGTCCTGTGGTCCAACCGTCCGCTCGGCAACGCCCCCACCCTGTTCGACCTCGACCACGCCGGTGCGGCGTGAGCCCGGCCTGCTGGCCGGCGGAAGGAGCAACGAAGTGAGCACCTCAACCACCAGCCCAGAGGTGGCCGCGCTTCTGGCCGCCACGACCGTACGGGTCGAGGACGTCGCCGCGTCCGCTCGCGAGTTCTTCGGCGAGGAGGCATACCGGGCCATCAGAATGCCCAGCGCGCTCGACGTCGACTACCGGCTGAAGTTCACCACCCCGGGTGGCGCCGAGGTCACGCTGCACCACGGCGCGACCGCCGCTGACGTCGCCGCGTACCTGATCCGTGACGCCGTTCCCGCCGCGCCGGCTGGAGGTGCCCGGTGACCGACGCCGAGATCGCCACCGCCGCCCGGCGTATCGCCCTGGACAACATCCAGGAGCAGATCGACGACGCGATGGGCATCGGGGAGACGCTCGCCGAAACCCTCGATGATCTCACGGTCGAGGACGCGAGCGACCTGATCGATCGGGTCGCCGCCGAGTTGCGGGCCATCCGTGCCGGGCTCGCCGCGCAGTGGGGCGTGACCCGGTGAGCCCCGGGACCAGCCCGACGCCGCTGCTGGCCGCCGAGCACAAGACCGCGCTGGTCGAGTGTGCCCGCTTCGGTGCGTGGTGGCCGCAGGCCAGGACCGACCGCAACGCCGCCGCCGAGCTGTGCGGTTACGGCCTGTTCAGGAGCATCCACGGCATTGACGGCTACCTGCTGACCGACCAGGGCCGCGCATGGCTGGCCGCACACCCCGAGGAGACGTCATGACCGAGCCCAGTGCGGTGAGCCCCGAACCGGTTGACCTCGACGAGGTACGCCGGCGGGTTGACCGGGAGGCCATACCGGACGGCCCTTGGGGGGTCGAGGACGGCACCCTGATTCGACAGGCCGGCACAGGAACGGTCATGGCCGAGGTTCCCCTCGCCACGCTGGGGCCGGTGATTGGGCGCGCGACCGCCGAGTTCATCGCCGCCGCCCGCACGCTGGTCCCGCAACTCGCCGCCGAGGTCGAGCGGCTGCGGTCCGAGGCGGGGACGCTGTACGGAACCGCCGCGGCGTACATGGCCGAGGTGGTGGAGCTCCGCGACGCCCGCAAGCAGCGCAACGAGGCGCTGGCTGCGCTTGCCGGATGTCGCGCGTTGCTTGCCGAGGAAGACCAGGCGGTCGTCGACACCATCCGGGAGCGCGACCACGCCGAGGGATGGGCTGACCGGCTCGCCGGGGCGGTCAGCGCGCTGATGGGTGTCGACATCGGGGAGCACTCCAGCGCCCACAACCCGTGGGCGGTCGCGCTGGATGCCCTGCAGGCCCTGACCGTTGCACCCGCCGTCACCACGCAGGGAGAGATCACCGATGACCAGTCCTGAGCCACTCCACACGTACACCGGGCACCCGAGCGGCCTGGACGGTGCCTGGTGTAGCTGCGAGGGAAGCAGCGAGGCAACCTGTACGGCGACCAGTCCTGAGCCCGCTGTCCCGGACCTGCGCGAGGTGGCCGCCCGCGCGGTCGCCGAGGACCGCGCGAACCGCTGGGGGTACGCCGCAACGCTGGACCCGCCGGAGCTGGACGCGTTCATCGCCAGGCAGGTCGCGGACTTCAACGTGCTGCTGGACGTCGCTGTCATCCTCGCCGCCGTGCTGCCCCTGCACCGCGGGCAGGTACTCGACGAGGCGGCCGACCACCTCGCCGGGTTGGCGTTCGGCGCACTCGGAGATGCGGGAGGCGGACCCGTCGCGGTTCTCGGCGAGCGCGCCGACACGGTCCGAAGCCTGGCCGCAACCACCCCCGCCACCGTCTGCCGGTGCGGTCACGCGTTCGCCAGCCACGATGCCGGGGAGTGCTTCGACGGCGAGCAGTGCCCGTGCTCGTGGCAGGAGCCAGCCGCGAAGGTACCGTCCGGCCCGCGCAGTTCGACGGAGAGCTCCGAAACTGGGTCGGTGGTACCTGAGGTAGGGGTAGCGGCTTCCGATCCGCCTGAGGCGGACTCCGGTGGTCGGGGCATCTCGTGGGCCGAAGCCGCCGACATCGTCCAGGCCGACGCCCGCGAGATGGAGGCACGCCGGGAAGCGCTCGCCGAACGGGACGCCGCCGCGTACGCCGCCGTCGGCCTCGGGGACGAGCCGGGCCGGATCGCCGACCTCGCCGGCACGAGGATCCACCTCGTCTCCCGCGAGACCCTGCGGGCCGCCGAGGCCGAGCGGGACGAGGCCCACAGCGCTCTCGTCGCAACCCGGCTGCTGGCCGCCGAAACGATGGCCGCTCTCCGCACCCGGATCCTGGTCGCGCTCGGTCTGGAAGACGACGGGCGTACCCAGATGACCGAGTACGTGGATGCTCTCGTCGCCGAGCTGGACAGCGCACGCCGCCGGCAGATCGTCGTCGAGGATCTCCAGGTCGACGTAGAGGCCGAGCGGGACCGGCTGGCCGAGACCGTAGGCCAGCTACAGGTTGAGCGGGACCGGCTGGCCGAGACCGTAGGCCAGCTACAGGTTGAGCGGGATGACGCGCTGGCGCTGGTCGCCGCGTGCACGACGACACAGCAACTCCGGCTGGCCGAGACCGTACGGCGTCTGGAGCCGGTCATCGAAGCGGCGAAGGCGTGGCGGGCTGAGCATCGGACACTACGCGGCGGGGCCACCATGCACGACGCGGCTGTCGGGCTTATCAGCGCCGTGGACGCCCTGTCCGACGCCGGCCCGCCGCACCGCTGCCAGGTCCCCGGCTGCCCCGGGCACTCCTCGCGGCTGCTGTTCTGCGGCACGACAAAGGCCGCCCCGGTCCTCATCACCGGTACGGGCCAGTCCCGCGACCCGCACGCGCCCGGGCTGGTCCGCGAGGACGAGGAGGGCAGCGATGCCGGCACCTGAGCGCCACGACCTCGGCGGCAAGATAGTCATCGGGCGGGGCGTCCTGTCGGCGTGGCGGGCCGGGTACGGGCAGGGACTGCGGGACGCGGCGGGGAGGGTGGCCATCGATGGCTGATCCCCGCGAGACGGCGCGAGCGTGGCTGGCCCGGGCGCTGGACACGGCGGCCACCTTCTGCGAAGACGCCGATGAGTACGCCGACGCGATCTTGAGCGCTGACGGGGTGGTGGTCGAGGGCCAGCCGGTCTACGGGGACGGGCCGCCGAAGGTCACCGCGCTACGGGTGGTCATCCGGCTACCCGCACAGCCGGTCGAGGAGACGCTGTGAGCGCCTATCGGCTCGACGTCCCGAAGCTGTACGCGGCCCTTGACCTGATCCGCCAGCACAACTGCCAGAGCTGGCGGGACGTGGCTCACCACACCGAGCTTTCGCCGTCCACGTTCAGCCGGCTCGCCGCCGGCAACAGGCCGGACGCGGACGCTCTGTGCACGCTGATGATGTGGCTGAACATGCCGCTGCGCGGGTTCGTCGTGGTGGTCGGGGAGGCGCCGTGAGCAACATCAACGGGACCGGCGAGTGGCGCATCGTCCGTGACAGCGCGTGGTTCTGGTCGTACCACGTCATCGACCCGCAGGGTTCGCTGGTGGGGATCCGCTGCGCCATGTGGGCCGCCAAGTGGGCGCTGCGCAGGGCGAAGGCCAAGGCGGCGCGCATCGAACCGCTCGACGCGTGGTGGGACCTGCCAACCCTGTACTCCGAGCCGGCCGAGGAGAACGGGGCGGACGGTGGGTGAGACACCCTGGAGCGCCGCCCTCCGCCGTGCCTGGGCACGCTACGACCGGCTCAAGCGCAAGGCCGCCAGGCGGCGGCTCGGACAGCGCCAGCACGAGCGGCACGTGCCCACCTCGCGGATGCACGCGGCGTACGGAAGGAGGAGGCGGTGAGCGACCAGCCGCTGTGTGCCAGCCCGAGGTGCCGCCTGCCCGGTCGCCACGCCGAGGGGTGCGACCAGCCCACCTGCCGAGGCTGCCTGCCGGCCCGCGCGGCGGATGGGTTGCGCCTGTGCACCGTGTGCGCCCGGCGGATCGGGGAGAACGCGACCAGGGCGGCCGAGCTGTACGACGATCTCGCCCTGGTGCTCAAGGCCGCCGGTCGCGGTGAGCGCTCCAGCAACAAGCCCGGCTCCGGTGGCCCGCCTCGGGACGCGGTGGTGGAGCAGCGGGCCACCATCCGCCACGTGCTGGTGTCGTGGTGCCGGCTGGTGTCGGAGGAGCGCGGGATCTCGTTGCCCGGCAACGACACGGGTGATCTGGCCGCCTACCTGGTCAGGCACGCGGAGTGGCTGGCGGCGTGCGACTACGCCGATGAGGTGGCCGACGAGTTGGCCGGGCTGGCTTCGCGGGCGTACGGTCTGGCGTACCCGTCGGGGTCGAGGCGGATCCGTGTCGGTCCGTGTCCCCGCTGTGGTGGCGTACCCGGACCGCACGGGCAGGCGATCCAGCGGCTGCCACTCGGCTTCATCGGGCCACCGAACCGCTCGGGCTGCCTGGTGGCCGTAGTGCGCGAGCAGGACCAGGACAAGCTTCCATCCGAGGTGGCCTGCGATCTGGTCGGGGAGCACAAATGGGATGCGATCCAGTGGCGGCAATTGGACCGTGAGGTCATGGCGAAGAGGAGAGCGGCGGCATGAGTGAATGGATCGGATCGATCGATGAGTTGATGGCGCAGGGTTGGCGAGAAGGCTCCTGCGCCGCTTGCGGTCACACCGTGGTCACGGATGGCGCGGTCATTCTCGACCGCGACCCGACCGATGACGGAGACACCGTCATTCACTCTGACCGCCGTAAGGCTAGGGCGACATCGGTCATTCCGGATGACGTGGTTGGCCGTATACCGCTGTGGCGGTCGCACTTCTACACGTGCCCGCGTCACCTGGTCGAGACCAGGTGACCGTCGCCAACGTCCCCGGCTACCTCTGCGTCGCGGAGGCGGTGGAGTTCGTGGGCGTCAGCCGGGCCGTGATCTACCGGCTGGCCTCTCGATACGGCTGGCGTACGGCGAAGCGACCCGGACACCGCGAGGTGTACTACAACGTCGAGGACATGAGGGCGACACGCGACCGCGTCAACCATGCTTGACAACGAGATGTCCGAATGGGATATTGGCGACGGTTCCTAGATCAGGTCACACGAGCGCCGGCTGATGGTCGGCGCTTCGTCGTCTGTGGGTGGTGACCATGCCACTGCGACGCTGCCTTGGTGTTGACGGGGCAGGCCATACAGCACAAGGCCACACCTGCGGGGCACTGACCACCACCCCCCGATGCGCCACCTGTGCCCCTGCCCACGAGACCACCCGCACCAGGGAGCGTAGGCAGCGCAGGCCCTACACAGCAGGGGAGCGGGACAGGCGCAAGGCAGCAGTCGATGCTTGGGTTGCTGAGCAAGGGCTGATCTGTCCAGGTTGGAAGCGCGAGGCCCATGTGGTGGAGCGAGGCGACCTCACTGCTGAGCATCCACATGCACACGCACGTGGAGGCGACGAAGGTCAGCCACTGCTCGTGCTATGTCGATCATGCAACAGCTCGAAGGGTGCGACGTCGGAGAGTGACGATCACGTAGGGTGATGCCACCCCGGGGGGCAATGTCCGTTTTGACCGGGTCGGCCAGTGA